GAAATTTTTTGTAGATTGACGCGCTTACACGAACGTTGACGTATTGTTGTGTTGTACTCACGTGAACTCCTTTGTATAGACGTGAACTGTGTTGTACTCAATATAGCTATTGGATACAACACAATCAAGTCACGCAAGTAAAATTTTTTATACACACTCTCTCAGTAGGTCATCGAGGTTAATCTCAACATCATCAATTTTTATTATCTCTGGCTGCATGGGTGCGGTATCAACTCGATTGAGCTTCCGGGCGAAATAGTCCAGGCCTTTCTGAGTGACGAACGTCTTACTACGGCTACACTCTACACCTGATTTGTTTCGGTACTGCAGCAATTTCACTCTGAATAATCCCTGTTCTACACACTGCTGATAGGGTTCGAGATCAGCGTTGTCCATGAGATACCCCTCATTGCGCATCCAGCTGGTGAGTCGGTTACGCCCCAGGGCCTCATCCAGAGTGTTGTAGATGGCTTTAGCTGCAGCGGAGAACGTGTATAGGCCCTCAGTGTTTGCGAGCTGCCTGTAGAGCCTGGCAAGAGGGTTTACGCGGTTGTTCTCAGCTATCAATACCAGCTCTCGTTTATTGGCTTCTTCTATCTGACGTGCTTGTTTAGCCATAGCCTCTAATGCCTCTGCATAGGAACGCGGCATTGAGTACACACCATATTTCCTGATAGACGGTAACACCTCTCCAGCGATCCATTTTTGAAACGGCAGCGCCTTTGGCTTATCCGAGCGTGCCAAGAAGAAATACAGCCCTTGTTCGGTTAAAGTTGCCATTTCTTGTATTCCTGGGGGGGTAGGGACGGATGATACCCCCCTCCATTCCTCTGGAACGTGGATAATACTTTTTGTTCCTTGCCAGACAATTTCCAAAGTTTCTGCCACGTCCTTGGCTACCCATCTCGGCTCACCATCATTACCAGTCACGATACGTGTCTTGCTGTCACCGAAACTGAACACCTGCAACTCGTTACTCACGGTACCCTCCTGCGGTTAAATGGTTTGGTCGTTACTCTACTCACACACGCCCAGCAGCGCCATCATTATCACGACTGAGCCCATGTCGTATTTGCATTTAGATACGTAGACCTCCGTGTCCCATCTATCAACCAGTCTAATGTATCGCTGTCTGTCAAATGGATATATGCCTGGGTGAGCCTCCTGCTGGTCCTCCAATAACCCCAGCATCAGCTTGAGTTTCCCTATGTTGAGTAGTGTGAGCTCTTCGATTCTGAATTGTAAATGCTGCTCGTCTGTCAACGGCTTTTTTACTCTCACTCGGCACCTCCTATCATGTTGTTCATGGCGTCGGCTATGTACTCGTCAGAATCTTCCCAATCACAGCACTCGTACTGGAGCACTATACGCTCAGCACCGTGCTCGCTCGACGAAACGTAATACTGGCCTGGACTCCCTTCGAAAATGCTGTAGTGCTCACCACGGGATCGGAGTCTGGATACATGCTCAGGTGTGATCATTTGGAGTCCTCCTCATCTGAAGAAATGACAGTTACTACATGTCTGCGTGTTGGACGACTCCATCTTTTCGCTCCTTTGCTTTGAGTTTTACTTTCTCAGCGTGTTTGGCTTTTGCTTCGTAGTAGTGCGTAGGAAATCCTTTGGTATCATTCCACGTCTCGGTGAAGCGTTTGGACTTGTTGGGGGAGATGCTATCGATGGCGTTGCACTCGTGGGGGATGACATGATTATCATGCCACCACGCAATCCAAAACTGGCGAGAGGAAGGTATCTGTTTACGGAGCTCTTCGATCTTGTAGAGGACCTCTGCCTTGGTGGGTTTGTCGGTAAAACCCATACCACCTATGACTATCCATATGCGCTGGAAGTCCGTGTCGGAAGTCCGGTAAGTGCTGAAGGTATTCTTAACAGCTCCTGAGGGGGTTGTGGAGCTGAAGCACAGGGACACCAGGTGATCCCATGGATTGTCTTTCTCGTCCTTCTTGCCTATGTAGGTCTTATCGAAATAGTCTACACCGGATAGCACGAATAAGTATCTCTTCTGAGGTCCCATTGCCACGGTCCCCTTTCGAAATATGTTGTTTTCAGACACGGACTGTGGTATATTTACAGAGCCACGGTCCAATAACCCTCATTAAGCAGTTACAGCTGTTTCTTGAGGGTTTTCTGTTTTTACCTTGTGGATGTACTCAGACACTACCTCTCTCACAAACTCAGATCGATTTTTACGAACTCTCCACGCAGCCTCATCGATCTCTACGATGTCTTGTTCACTGAGACTGATCCCAAAAGTTTTGTTCATAGATACCTCCGTACCAAGTAATATAGCGCATTGTAGTGACGAATGCAAGTACATTTCTTATTTAATTTATTAAGTAGGTGGTTCCCTTGATAATCCCTCCACACAAAATTCACTACTCTTATAAGAGTAGGGGTTGTGTTTCTGGGTATTTACCACGCGTGAACACCTCCGATGGTACTTCTAAATCCTGCTTAATGCTAAAAACTACACACTACTCTTATAAGAGTAGTTGAATTTTCTTGGGTACAAACTCCAACTGTTCACGCAGAGAATACAACACAAACAGAGCTTATCTGGTGCTTGTATTGGGTACAAACTCGGTGAAAAGAGTCAAAACAGGGGCTAAATGTCACTTATGGGGTGGTTTTTGTGTTTATTGTGCAGGAGCTTGAGCTTCATCCACTGACCGCGAGCTCGTCGAGCAATCTTTAGGTTCTTGAGATGCCTGGGGCTCTGTTGACCCATCCCAAATCTCGGCAACCGGGATCCGCAGTCAAAGCGTGCCTGGAAGTCTGAAACGCGATTGTAGCCCTGTTTATGAAGGTGTGTGAGGGTCAGGCGTAGGAGATGCCTACACCAACCCTGGTCCCTACTACCGTATCGCTTACCCAGCTCAGCCTGGGTGGCTCCAGCCCACCAATCGAGCATGAACTGCGTCAGGGTGCCCGGATCCAAGACGTTTGCGTAAACCCCACGACCTCTCGGGGTCAGACTCAGCCTGATTCCTGATAGAGCCTCCCGAAGTTCTGTAGGCTCTATCGAAGAGCCGTGGTCTCGAGCCCATAGCAATTTCCATCTGATCCGGGAAAGCGTGTGAGAAATGCTGCCCTGAGTCCTACGCATATCCTTGGCGATCTGTACCTGGCGATCTCCCGCGGCTATCCTGACTAAGATCTCTTTCTCGTGTGGGAGTAAGCACGATAAAGCCTCTGTGGCCTCACTCACGTTGTCGGGGCTGGCAATCTCGCAGTCGCTGAAGGGATCTACGATCGGCTGGTACTTCTGATCCATCCTCCAATCGAGATCCTCGATTTGCACAACTCTGTTATCAATATCCAGGGCGTCATGGTCCAGGTGCGTTAGTGTTCGCCTCATAGAGCCTCCTGAGATATAGCGTTGTCACACGGTCACCAATTCTCAAAAATGAGAATCGGTTCTCATTTTCTCGATCGTAGTCGGACCTCGGGTGGGCATTTCAACACCGTTACGTGTGCAATGTTCGAACATGCGGCGTATAGCATGACGTGCTTGCATATAACTCATCATATGGCTCAAGTCATAGTACGCGGTACCTTGCATCCGTCTTAGCAGCAACTTGGGTAGGTAGTAACGCTGTTTAATGCCCTTTAGAGCCTCTCTGAGCTCGGCAAGCGTTGGGAGTGGCTCAGCTACCCGTTTCCGGAGCTTGCGGCGTATAGCAGCAAATAAGTGGCTCACGCCGCCCTGGGTGCAGTGTAGCGCGTACGCAATTTCATTTTGGCTCTTGCCTTGGGCACGCAGTAGTAGAGCCTGGCGTTGCTTGGGCTTGAGCCCGGGAATGGCTTTTGAGGCCTGTAGGAGCTCCGTAGGGGTACTCTCGTAGCCTGGGTCGAGTATGGGGCGGTAGCAGCCTTGCTCGTATCCTTGATTGTAGTCCAGGCTATCCATCGGCAATAATCTGCCTACTGTGCTATCGAGTGCATCAAGGTGGCGGTAGGTCAGCATTCGTTTCATAGGCTCCCCTGTATCTATTTGATACACCCAAAGTAGATGAGTAGATCACTGTTTGTAATACTTTTCTAATATACATCGTCCCGCTGGACTCCCTGTATCACTTTTGATACATGTATCTTTCGGAGACAGTTGCAATGGCTAAACCAACAAAGCGCCCTTGGAAATCTCGAACGCTTTGGTTTAACATTGTCAGCGGTGCAATTGCAGTAGCCTCCAGTCTGTCAACATCAGATAAAATCCCGTCAGAATATCTTGTCGCATTTGTCGCGTTGGGCAACGTCGTTCTTCGCGTATGGTTCAGCGATACGAAATTGACATTGAAGTAATTGCGCCCTTACTGACCGTGCTTACATAACCTGACTAATAATCTGGTGCATAAAAACAAAGCACAGCGAACTCGGGCGTGATCAGCTTCATTCTTACCGGGAATCTTTAACCCGAGGTACAACGTGGCTAACCCAGTAGGGAGACCGAGGAAGTATAAAACAGCGAAAGCGTTGCAGACGGCTGTTGATGCTTATTTTGCACTTCCTGGGTTGAAAAGCATTGGTGGTTTGACGCTTTACTTAGGATTTGTTGACCGGGAAGCTCTCTTAGACTACTGCGCAAAGGGAGAATTTTCCGTCACCGTAAAGCATGCTAAGGCGAGAATAGCCAACTACTACGAAGAGCAAGCACAGACAAGACCCAACTCAGCTTTCCAGATTTTCGCTCTGAAGAATTTTGGTTGGAGTGACAAACAGGAAGTTGAGCATACCGGATCGGTCGACACCGGCCCCCGACGAATAGAGGTCGTCATGATCGATGGCAATACCAAAGAAGATTAAAAGCTCTTTGACACCCGCAGTCAAGCTAACTCTTCCGAAGAAGATTGCACTTTGTCTATTTGACAAAAGTAAAGTATGGCGTTACCGTATCCTCTACGGTGGACGGGGAGCTTCAAAGGATTGGTCAGTGGCGATGGTGATGGTAGAGTTCGCCCTCTCCAACAAGATCCGAGTTCTGTGGACTCGCGAAATCCAACGCAGCATCAAGGACAGTTGTCACAGGCTCATCGCTGATACGATAGCTCGCATGGGCTACGATAAAGAGTTTGAAATACTTGACACCGAGATACGCTGCAAGACTACTGGCTCACTCTTCGTGTTTCGGGGACTACGGCATAATATCGAGGAGATAAAGTCCATGGAAGGTATCGACTACGCTATATGTAATGAAGCGCAGACGATGACAAAAGAGAGTTTCAACATCCTGGATCCTACGATACGCAGAGAAAATTCTGAAATATGGTTGATGTTTAACTCTAAATACGAAGATGATTTCGCTTACGAGTTTGCAACCAAGCATAAGCCGGACAATGCCATCGTAGCAAAAGTAAACTACACAGATAACCCTTGGTGCCCTGAAGTATTAAAAGAGCAAGCAGCACGTGACAAAGCGCAAGACCCAATACTTTATAAGAACAAGTGGGGCGGTGAATGTGTAGGTATGGGCGGCAAGGTCTGGCCCGTTTACATAGATCAGCCGTGGGACTTGGGCGGGCATGTTAGAGAGTTTCAGTGGATTGACGTGCGTCGTAAAGCCAATTGCCTTTGCGCAATGGATCCACACTCGAAGTACTTCCCGTTTGTCGTGTGGGGAGCGTTCTTCCCGATATCAAGCGGCTCAAGCGAATACACGTGCTGGATATATAATGAGTGGCCCACGTTTGAGATGTTCGGCGCTTACTACAGTGAGATAAGGCACGAGCGATACATAAGCGACTGGGGCTCATTACTTGACTTTTCGAAAGAGATAATGCGGTACGATGAGAGCGTGACACAAGGTTTGCGAATAGAGAAACGGTTCTTAGACACACGCTTTGAGGTTGGTGCGGGTTCGAACAACTGGGCAACGGACACGTTGGGGATGGTGAATGAGCTCGGTAAGCCCAGTAACGGTGGGTTAAAGTTTCTCTCGCCGCCGACTAAGTTCATTGACATACAGCGTGAGACTATCTTGAGTGCGCTCAGGTACAACACGTTGATGGATAGGACAGCGTTTAACACGCCACATTTCTTTGTGGCACCGTGGTGTAAAAATGTGCGGCAATCTTTATCGCTGCACCGTATGGAAGAGCTTAGTGAGAAAGAGTCGGAGCGGTACAAGGATTCTTCGGACGCGTTGAGAATACTTTACGCGGGAATGAAGACACATAGATTTGTACCGCCTGTAGAGGCACCAACGATGCCGACAGATCATATAGTAATGGACTGCACACAGGGCTCAGACACAGGGTGGATGTCATAATGGCAAAACGTAAAGCAGACGATGAAATCATAGAGAAAGCCCTCGGTCGCTTCCGCACGCTCCAGGTGGCGCAGGAAGAGATGCGACGTGACATGCTTGACGACCTCAACTTCCGTAATGGCAAGCAATGGGATGAGAAGGTCGCAAGCGATCGTTATAGAGCTGGACGCCCTTGCCTGGTACTCAATAAGTTGCCCACTTACATTCACAAGTGCGTCAACGAACTCCGCATGAACCGCCCGCAGATTTCTGTAAGACCTGTGGATTCTGGTGCAGATAAAGATACCGCAGAAATCATCAACGGCATACTCACCAACATCGTTTACAATAGTAAAGCCGACTCCGCCTACGATACCGCTGCAGACTTCGCTATATCATGTGGTATAGGCTGGATACGTGTACGCACGGACTATGAGTCGCCTGATTCGTTCAACCAGGTCATACACATCGACCGCATGCCCAACGTGTTTCAAGTTTACGCACCGCTACACGACTGCAACGAAGCCGATTACTCGGACATGCAGTATGCGTTCGTGATAAAGGAAATGCTCAAGGAAGAGTTCGAGGAAAAGTACCCTGAGCAGGACGCTACCCCATGGGACGGTACCAAGCAGACACAATACCCTGGTTGGTTCGGCGAAGATAGAGTTCGCATTGCCGAATACTACAGTATCGAGAAAGACAAGACAACCCTTTACTTGCTTTCCGATAAATCGGTATCGACAGAGATCCCGCCTGTTGAGTCAGGACTCACCGTTATCAAGCAGCGTGCTGTAGAGATTCCCACAGTCGTATGGCGGCTCATGAGCGGCTCAGCCATACTGGATGAGAAGCCGGTGCTCGGCTCGTGTATCCCGCTCGTTCCCGTTGTTGGACAAGAGCTCAATATCGAAGGCAAGAAGCATTACATTTCCTTGACGCGTTTTATCAAGGATCCGCAGCGCATGTACAACTACTGGCGTGCCCTATCGCTTGACACTCCTATAGTGACAGGCAATGGTTGGAAGACGATGGGTGAGTTGACAAAGGATGATAAGGTATACGACGCTAATGGTTCGCTGTGTCGTATCAAAGGCATAAGCCCAACTTATAGAAATCGCCCGTGCAACGTGGTCGCGTTCAAAGATGGTACTGAGATAGTAGCCGATGATAAGCATGAGTGGACGGTGGTTGAGAAGTCTAAACGTATTCGCTCGGGATATGAGTGGACAACTAAGACTCTAACAACCAAAGAACTTATACCCGGCACGCATTTTATACGGGTTACTGAGCCGTTGTTTGGACCCACAGTAGATCTTCCAATTGAGCCGTATGCTTTAGGGTTATGGCTGGGTAATGGGTCCGCAGCGGAGCCACGCATAACACACGATAAAGTGGACATGGAAGAGGTAGTTACCCATCTTGGTTACCGAGTAGGGTCAGAAGTTAAGGGGTTGGGTACAGCGGTAACGCGCTCTATATTGGGCGTGAGAAAATTTTTCATTAAGGCCGGGCTACTTGGAAACAAGCACATACCAGCTGAGTACTTGAGAGCCTCTTATGAGCAACGTCTGGCGCTATTACAAGGCTTGATGGACTCAGACGGAACTATATCCCCCGCGGGTCAGTGTGGGTTCTCCAATACAAATAAGAGCATTGTAGAGGGAATTAAGGAGTTACTGCGTACGTTTGGAATACAAGCCACGTGTTTAACCCGTGACCGTGTGGGTGAAGAGCACGATGGAATTCGACACACACTTATAGATTACCAGTTTAGCTTCACCACACGTCTGCCTGTGTTCAAGCTTACACGTAAGGCATCACGCCTTGGTAAGCGTGCAGAGCAGGACAAGCGGACTACGTTACTAAAGATTATCTCTGTAACTCCAACGGCACCGGTTCCTGTGCGCTGTATAGAGATTGATAGCCCCTCGCATCTGTACTTAGCTGGCGTGGGCATGGTACCGACGCACAACAGTGCAGAGACCGAGATGATTGCTCTCGCCCCGAAGACTCCGTTCATTGGAGTTGAGGGCCAGTTTGCAGGAAGAGAAAACCAGTGGAAAATGCTCAACACGCACAACATGGCGTACGTTGAGTACAAAGACGTGAACCTCAGCGGTGGACAGAGTGCTCCCGCTCCGAAACGTGCTGACCAGGTTGGCATACCTTCCGGTTATGTAAACGCTGCTGCTGAAGCCTCTAAAGATATCATGGATATCGCTAACATCCATGAGTCAAGCCTCGGTGCGAATGGTAATGAGACCTCTGGGCGTGCTATCACTGCACGCCAGTCACAGAGCGAAATATCCAATTTTCACTACCTCGATAACCTGGCTGTAGCTCTACGGCAGGTCGCGAGAATTTGTGTAGAGTGGATACCCGATGTGTACGATACAGACCGTGTAGTACACATCATGGGTGAGGACAAGCGTGAGCAGGTAGTGACAGTGAATAAAGAGTATCAAACTGAAGACGGGGAGACGAAACTATATGACCTCTCAGCCGGAAAATACGACGTCACGTGTGACGTTGGTCAATCGTATGCGAGCAAGCGTGCAGAAACTGTGGACCAGCTTAATAAGTTTGTACAAGCGTTTCCGTCCGCAGCCCAAGTAGCTGGTGATTTGATCATTGAAAATATGGACTTCCCTGGTGCGCAACAACTTGCCGACAGACTCAAGCGGCTCATCCCTCCTGGTATCGTAGATGATGGTAAGCAGCAGGGCATACCACCCGAGGCTGTGCAGCAAATGACGGATGAGAATGAGCAGCTAAAGAAGATTGCTCAGCAGATGGACGACACTATCCAGAAGATGACGATGGAGATTGAGAATAAAGAAAAGGACAGAGAGCTCGAGATTGACAAAGCGTTACTCTCAGCTGAGACTTCGATAGCTGTGGCACAGAGCAAAGTGGTGCCGCCGGATCCGAACATGTTACAGGTTATGATGAATGAAATTTTGGAGTTGAAGCAGATGGTTTCGCCTGCAGCAACCCCACAAAATATACCTGTCCAGGCAAGCGGGCCTGAGCAGATGCCAACACAACCCGCTTCGCCACCTGCGGCGGTCGCAGAGGAACAGGGAGATGAATCATGGCCGCCGAACAGCCCGTCACAGAGCAGCCAACCGATGCAGCCACAACAGTAGAGACGACAGTAGAGGCCCCTGTAGAGGGTGCGACAACTGAGACTCCTGTTGAGCCAGCAAAAGTTGATGAACAGCCTAAACAGAATCACGCTCAACGACGGCACGAGAGGATGTTGAGAGAGCGTTCGGAGTTTAAAGCTAAAGCCGAGTTCTTAGAGCAACGGTTGAAAGCTTTAGAGGCTCCAGCAGCGCCTGTCAACACAGGTCCTACTCGCGAAATGTTCGCGGATGATGCAGCATACATCGGCGCAAAGGTGGAGTTTGAACTGGCGAATCGCTTGCAAGCCGTCAAGGCTGCTCAACCCGCGACTCAACCGAGCGTGGACTGGGATAGCCGGACAGCAGCGCTCGCGGAGGAGCATGATGATTACGACGAGGCAATTGAAACAGCAGCGCGTATCCCATGCCCCACGAAAGCACATGAAGAGGCGATTAGTACAAGCGAAGTTGGCCCCGAACTTGTTTATTATTTTGGCAAGAATCCTGCGGAGGCTCGTCGCATTATGTCGCTCTCCGCGACAGCGGCGGCTCGCGAGATTGGCAAAATAGAAGTCAAGTTAGCTAAGCCAGCGGCTGCTAAAACAGTAACCCGTGCACCTGCCCCAGTAACTCCTGTGGGTGGAGGTGCAGCAGCGGTAGAAACTTCACTGGATAAGATAGATAGCCTATCTGAGTTCCAGGCTCGTAGGCGGGCAGCATTGACAAAGAAACGATTTTAACAAAGGATACAGGTTATGGCTAACACTCGTGTAACGTCCAGTTTTATCACCCGTGAGTTCCTCTCGGTGCTACATAGCTCCCTGCATGTGACTCGCAACATCGACCACAGCTGGAACAAGTTTTTCGGCAAGGCGATGGGTCCGGTAGGCCGCTCTGGAGCAACTGTAAGCATCCGTAAACCTGTGCTCGGCACAGTGCGTAGCGGATGGACAATGGACCAGGGTGATGTGACGGAGTCCAGCGTGCCGCTGACCATCGATACCGTTCGTGGTGTTGATCTTAACTTCAGCGATGCTGACCTCTCTCTGTCCATCGACGACTTCTCTGAGCGCTATATTCAGCCGAACGCCAAGAAGCTGGCTTCGACTGTTGACGCTCTTGTGGCGAAGTACATGTATCAGCAGACTTTTAACAGCGTGGGTACCCCAGGCACTTCCCCTAACGCATCGAGCTTCTTCCTTGATGCAAAGAGAAAGCTGCGCGAGTCACTGTCCCCAGATGGTGAGACGATCTGTGCTGTGATTAACCCGACTACCGAAGCGTCAATGGTTGGTGCTTTGGCTGGTCAGTACAATCCTCAGCCTATGATCAGCGGTATCTTCAAGGACGGCATTATGCCGAACTCGAGAGCGCTTGGTCTTGACTGGTACGCGTCTCAGACTCTGCCTGCACACACTTGCGGAACGCGCACCAACACCACTCCCGTGGGTAATGCGCTGACCACAACCACCGCCCTGACCTATACGGCGATGGCATCGACTGTGACGTACAAAATTGGGGATATCTTCACAATCGCTGGCGTGTACAAAGTCAACGCAGAAACGAAGGAGAGCACTGGTGCTCTGCAGCAGTTCGTCGTGACCGCAGACGGCGCTTCCGCAACCACCACTGGTTCGATTTCCTTCCTGCCTGCTCTCGTGTCGACTGGACCGGATGCGAACGTGTCGACTTCCGTTGTGAATGCCAAGGCTATCCTGTTCAAGGGTGAAGCCAGCGGTGTTTACAAGCAGGACCTTGTGTTCGTGCCCCAGTCGTTCGCGTTCGCAGCAGCTGAGCTTGAGCTGCCCAGAGGTATGGACATGGCTGAGACTTATAGCAGCGACGGTTTCTCGATCCGCTTCATTCGCGGTTTCGACATCGTCAACGCTCGCCAGTTGAGCCGTATGGACATCTTCTTCGGCGTAGCAACTACTCGTCCTGAGTGGTCTTGCCGCGTGTTCGGTGGTTCCAACGAATAACCGATAGAGTCGTCGGGTGCCCTGGCAACGGGGCACCCGTTATCGCTTCTGTAAACTTTCACAAAGGAACAATATCATGGCAGAGATTCAGAATGTTACTTACGGAATGGACGATGGTGCCAATCTTGGTCAGGCTGCTGCGAGTAAAATCGCTTGCTACGGCGTCACCCCCGTGACCCAGTGCGCGGTTGTGGCTCAGCTGACCGCTTCGACCGAGTCGACCACGAGCTGCGCGACTGCTATCAATAGCATTCTCACATGCCTGAAGAACTTCGGCGTAATGGCATCGGCGTAACCTCTAACGGGCGGGACATCCACCGCCCTCTTTCCTTTAGGAGTTTGCCTTGACCAACCAAGAGTGTGTGGACGGCATGAGATTGATGATAGCGACGCCTTTTTATGAGGGTCACGCTCACGTTGGTTATCTCAAAGCGTTCGCAGACGTAGCGGTTGCGTTGACAAAAGCAGGAGTCCAGTGGACAACGTACTTCCCCAGCGGTGATGCATACGTAGACCGAGCGAAGAATGCCATATGCGCTTACTTCCTGGAGTCCGATTGCACGCACCTGTTCACGATTGATAGTGACCTCCAGTGGGACCTCGAAGGGTTCATGCGAGTGCTGCTCGCCCCATACGATATGGTGGGTGGCGTGTATCCTATGAAGCGCCAAGGTTGTGAAGGCATTTTCCCTGTGTCAATCTATACCAATGACGACCTCACACCGAAGTGTACACCTGAGGGCCTCATCGAAGCCATGATGATACCTGGTGGATTCATGCGTATACGGCGTGAGCCACTACGACAGTTGTCGTTTACATGTGACCATTACATGTGTACCACAGCATCGTATAAAGGCAATACAGCCAACATGTTCGAGACCATATTGGTGGAGCACACGTTCGTAGGTGAGGATGTGGTATTCTGCAAAAAGTGGCGTGACAAAGGATACAAGATTTATGTAGAGCCACGGGTGACGTTTGCGCACACAGGACCCCATAATTGGATAGGCAACTACCATAACTTTTTGGTGGAGCAGCCGAAGCCGAGCCCTGACGGTGAGTTGCCTAAAGAGTATCGTAACGCTACGGGCTGGGCTGACCCTAAGACGCAAGATAACCTTGAGGAGTGGTTGCTCAAGGTTTCCAAAGAGCCACAAGAATTCGATTTAATGGAGTTACCAGCATGACGATTTTGGATTTGATCACATCGAGTTTGAAGCTGTTAGGCGTAGTCGCGGCAGACGACCAGCCACATGAGAACGACGCCAACGACGCACTCCTGGTGCTCAATATGTTGTTGGACTCATGGTCGCTCGAAGGGCTGACGCTATACTACCCGAAGAATACCATTTACAATTTGGTAACTGGGCAGCAGAATTACTACATAGGCCCTGCCTCTCAGCTTATCACCACGAGTTATTCAGGGTTTACTTCCGGCACTATAGCGGCAACGGTGAATGGAGTTACGTATACTCAGCAATATGTAACTTCTATAGCCACGACGTTAGCTTACCTGGCAGCGCAGATTAAGGCCAATAGCAACATACAAAGCGCCACGTATTCAGCCTCAAACTGCAATCACTTCATCACGATTGTGCCGCGTGAGCAGCCTATAGTGGTGACTGTAAACACAGTCGGCGTCGTAGGTGGACTCACGGCAGCGGTGACTGCTGTCGCTGGTATAGATTTTGATGGTGCTCGACCGATAAAGATTACCCATTCGTTTGTACGGGACACCATCAACGTGACCTACCCGATCGATTGGCCTGTCGAGATTGTACCCAATGACAAATATCAGCAGCTCGATATCAAATCTTTAGTGAGTGCGTACCCTGTTTACTTGTGCTATACGCCGTTGATGCCTGCAGGGCTCATTAGACTATGGCCCGTGCCCAACCGTACGTCACTACAGCTCAGCCTCACTACATACGCTCAGCACATAATTTTCAGCTCGCTCACAAGTGAGTTTGCTATGCCTCCAGGGTACGCACTGGCTATACGGTACAATCTCGCGGTGCAGCTCGCCAACGAATACGGTGCGGATGTTTCCTCGATAGTACGACAGGCGGCAGAGACTAAAGCTACGCTTATGCGGATCAATTCAGAACCCGTTTACGCGAGTCTCGACTCAGCTATACTCCAGGGCGGGAACACAGGCCGATTCAACATAATTTCGGGGTTATAATGGGCACAGTAAAATTAGGGCTTGTTGGACCTGCTTACCAGCACAGATCTATAGCTGTGGACGGCCAGGAATGCGTAAATCTATACCCTGAGCTCGTAGACTCCTCCAGCAAGGCTGTGAGTGCCTTGGTGGGTACTCCAGGTCTGGAGTTGTACTTAACTATTACAGAGGGTACGGGAGCCTGCCGCGGTATGTACGTCACAGGCAAGGGCAGGTGGTTTGGTGTATGGGGCATGAGCGTGATAGAGATTGTGCGTGGTACTGAGCTCAAGATAGGCACTATTAGCACCGTCACAGGCCGTGTGGGCATGGCAGACAACGGCAACCAGTTAATAATAGCCGATGGACGAACGGGTTACATTTTTGATTTGATGACATGGACTGACGCTCAAACAGGAATCACACATAACGCAGGCACCTGGAAACAAATAGTAACTGGCGACGTTGATATTGCGGGAGTGCTTGTATCCAGTGAGTTCCCTGGTGGACCCAGTGTAGTATTTAAAGACGGATATTTTGTAGCCCAGCGACCCGGCACTGGACAATTCGCTATCTCCCGTAGTTACGACGGTAACGTCTGGGACGCGGGATTTTACGCAACGGCAGAGGGCTCCCCCGATAACCTTATCTCTATACTTAAAACTAACAACGAACTGTGGCTTTTTGGCTCGGGCACTACCGAAGTTTGGTTTACAACAGGTGAAGCCACATTCCCCTTCCAGCGGATTAACGGAGCGTGGTTCGATGTAGGTACCGCTGCAGCGAGTTCACCTGCCAGCAATGGCAGCATACTGTTCTGGTTGGGCTCTAACGATAGTGGTAATGGTATCGTGTGGATGGCTTCGGGGTACACGCCCACACGCATTAGTACGCACGCGATCGAGTACCAAATTGCTTTACTCCCATGTAGTGACGACGCGATAGGCTGGTGTTATCAAGAAGAAGGGCATCAGTTTTACGTTCTCTCGTTCCCCACTGGCGAGAAGACATTCGTGTACGATATGTCAACACAGCTATGGCATGAGCGTTCATCGTTTGAGAAAATGCCTAAGGCCTGGAGAGCGCAACACCACGCGCTCGTGGGTGGAGTAAACTACGTGGGTGACAACTCCAACAGCAATATCTATAAGATGGACCTAAATGTATATACAGATAATAGCCAGCCGATACGGCGTGTGCGTACGTTCCCACATGCACACGCCTCCCGAAAACGAATGTTTTTCAGGGAGTTAGAGATTGACATGGAGAAGGGTGTTGGAGTTCAAGCGAACTGAGGACATCATGGCACACAATGACAGCATTGAGCAATGTAAAAATGTGTTCGTAAGTTGGGTGTGGATGATCAGCATACTACTCGGATATTGTGCACTTGTGGGCTCATTGGCCTGGGCTGCTTCGGCGGAGCTGCAGGTTAATACAGCGGCACACGCGTTGATTAACTCACGGTTGTACGCGGTAGAGCGCAATACCGAAAAGCTGGACACAATATTAGTGCTCTTGAGGTCTCGATGAACACACTTGGTTACAACACGGCTCTCAAAGGTTGGCAGATGGAGAATGGTATGATACTCAACATGTCTCCTGAAACGGATATCGCAGACGTACTGGCCGAAGTTGAACGTATTATAAACATCCCTGTAGTTGCTGCAATACAAGAGTTGCCGTCACCCACCGAGAAACTGCACTCAGCCATTGCGGAGTATATTGGCGTTACCGGAGAGTCTGCCGAAACCATGGTCAATGTAGCTATGGAGTGGTTGCCACTTGAGCGCAAGGCCGTGTATCTGAGTGAGCGCGTTGACGCCGTGGCTGCCGAGATTGACGCCAAGGCCGAGCCTATCGACACTGGTGACATGATCGAGAAACCGATCGACGTGCGGAAGGTGGGATAGCATGGCAACTCGCACATGGATCAGCAATAGCTCGACGAATGCCAACTTGACCACCAACTATGACGGTAGTGGGTCGTTAACAGGTGAAGATCTCGTATTTAATGGGACGGGGAGTGCTCAAGCAATTGCGACATCAAATTTACAGGTGAAGTCTATAACAGTGTCTGGAACGGCATCGTTCATATCTGGCGCATATACAATACAAGCCGATCAATATTCTTTTAGTGGGTCCGGGACGTGTTCATGCGTCGGTGGAGTGTGGCTAATACCAACAACGGCAACGACACCAAGTATGACATTAGCCGCTGGTCCGACGTATAGCATCGCTGCGCTTGACATACGATCGACAACATGCACTCTTGTTATAAGTCTTGGTTCTATAACTACGACAAGATTATTTACCAAAACGCCATCCCAGACCATTACTTGGAATACCGGAACAAATTCATTAATAGTTTCAACGTGGAACGCTGGTGATGTTGGGGCTTCACCCAATGTTGCATGGGTATCCTCCACTCCAGGCACTCAGTACAGAATTACATACCCCGCTGCTGGGGCGGCCATCACAGGGGTGACGGTTACGGATTGTTTCAATATCAGTGCTACACTTGTTACCGCCACCGACCCCACCAATATCAACGGCGGCAACAACACCGGCTGGAACATCTACCAGGCACTCTCTCTTGTGGACTCCTCCCTCGCAGCAACGGCAACCGATGTCAACGGTGGCGAGTCGTGGGCCAAGGCAATGGGCACGATCAACCGAGGATCATTGGTAGCTGCTGCAACACGATTGAAGGCCAGCCCAGACACGGCGTTCACGGGCTTGACGTTCGCCTGTGCCAAGGGCACTGCTGCGACTCCCAACCGATATTTGGACGTGGCCAGCGGGAATCTGTCGAGCTTTGGGGCGTTGATTGATGCGTGTGAAAGCGGGTGGGTGGCGGCTAACGGCGCAACGGTGGGCGCATATACTGCGGCGGGTGTAAAAAATGGAACTGCTGCAAAACTTATTCTTACTTTTCCAGCAGTTCCTGTTGCAGCAACAAAATATGCGTATAAAACTATCGGTTCGACAAGTGTTGAAGCATTCGCCAATTTATGCACATGGATTCGAGTCCAAACCGGATCTCACACAGCAAACTCCGTCCAATTTCAACTATGCTCTGATACGCTCGGCGCAACTCCAGTTAAGACAGCATTGACAGACGAGATCTTAGTAGCATCAAATAACATATCATTTTCAAAGGCTTGGACATCTCTTTCCGCTAATAACATTCAGTCAATCGCAATTTATAGCGGACCAGTTGTTGCTCCAGTTGCGAATAGTGTAATTATTTATGACACCTTCTACGCCACAATCTCCGGCTTCGACCTCAACAGCGTGCTGCACAAGTCCTACAACTACCGTGGCGTTGCATGGGCGGCGAACACAGTCATTGCGCTCAACGAAATCAGGGTGCCAACATTTGCAGCACGGACGCCTCTGGTGTTCAAGTGCGTTCAAGGCGGAACCACAGGAGCAACTGAGTATTTCACAAACGCCGATGGCACGAGCAAACCGATCTGGGACAAAGCCTACCTCCCAGCGATGGGCAATTTCGCAGCGCAACGTGTGACTGACAACGGCGTAATTTGGGAATGCCAAGGCGACGACGAAGCATTTTACTTCTGGGCGATCAAATCGCTCGACTTCACGGCAAACGGTGGCAAGGGCAGAATCGAGATTGACAACCACTGCGCCAATGTAGGCGCTGCGGGTCGTGGGTATTATGGCACTGACGAGACCGTGGGACTGGCGTACTCGGAACCCTTCTTATATCCCATGGCTGCGGCTGCTGCTACGGTGATGGATTCTGTAGGTGCAAGTGGCACTGACGCTGCACCACGGTTGATAAGTGGCGGCTGGACCTCACCCGGTGGCGTTGATACTGTGACGGGAATGACGTTCATCAGTGGTAGGAATGGGTTGGGGTATGGGTTATACAGCACGGCAAAGGCGGCTATAAAGGTAACGGGTGGAATCGGATGGGTGAGATGCGGAACAGGTGTAATAATCGGTGGTGGAGCGGGTGGGTTGGCGGGTTGGCACAGCTACCGATCTGTAATCGGAGTGTCCTGCACCAGCGCATCCTTTAATGCTAATCAACTCACGCAGGGTGTTCTGATATTACAATACATCCTATCTGTTAATAATGGTTCAACCGTATACGGCATTCTTGCTTATGGAATTGTTTACCGCAGTTCCTATGCTATTACTTCTATCGGTTGTTTGACAACAACAGCGGCTCTTCCTGCATTGTTCCTATTCGGACTCGGTATCATACGTCGAGTACAATCTTACAACGGAGCCGGGTATGGAATTGCAGTCGGGAATGGGCTCAAACTTGCACACTGCATCACGGCACTGAATGCTGTAGGGGCCTTTGTTGTTGTTGGTGCGGGGGGCGCAGCGCAAGTAAAGAATGGAAGTATTGCGGAAAGCACGGTTTTTGCAGCACAGGCCGCAACGTACTCTTTTGGCAGTTATCTCCTCATCCAGAACTTCGGTGGCACCACCGGCGACAACCGAGCCTATTATCCGTCAATGGGCCAAGCCACCTACAACAGCACGACGCACGTCTGGACAATCGCAGTCAACAACGTCAACGCCACGCAGCAGATTCCACTGAGGCACAAGGTGGGCGTTATCTCCTGCCGTGTGGCCAACGTGCCATACACGATATCTCTGATTGTCAATCCGACGAATACGAATCTCGTAGCGCAACTCAAGATCCTTGCCAACACGATTGCAGGCGTTAGTTACGACCTCTACTCGGCCTCGTCTGGCTCTGGTGCGCAGACACTAACGGTGACGTTCACGCCGTTTGAGACCGGGCCTGTCGAGGTATACCTCGATTGCTACCTGACGAATGCCACGCTGACGTATACGCTCGCCTATGATCTCGACGATCTGAGTGCGACGCAGAACTCAGTTGCCATGAGAATACGCGCTATCGGTGACGAGCTTTTCGGGGATGAGCGGGTGATGGCGGAACAGACAGCTACGTTCCCGGGGGCTCAGTACGTGGTTGACGTAGCGACAGGTGGACCGGCCACATGGGGCTACCCGGATGGTTCCAGTATCGGCCCCGGAACGTTCCCCGAGGCTACCCGCAACGTAGACCCTGGCGTGGGCAATG